GCCTAGAGATATATAAAATGTCTGATCCAACGCCATAAATCATAAATTACTCGATAACTATGTCTTCCATACCTGCTGTTCGCAGTCTGGTAATATGGCCTATTTGCCATTGCTTAGTATCAAGTCCTTTCATAATTCCTAGGTATTGATTACGCAATAGGCTGAATTGGTTAGTAAGGTGTGTAAGGTCAATTACATCTTGTTCGCTATCAACAAACTTTTCAGCATCTCTACTGCTTAATGTTCTGTTGTAACTCTCCAAGTACTTACGAAATGTTATTGAACGTACTTTGCGTAATTCAATATTTAAATGTTCAAGTATTGCTTCAATCTCTTGTAACTGATTAAAACGATACTCAGTAATGCCGGGTAAGGCAGAACTAGATTTCTCTAGACTGCCCTTAATCCTACATTCGTACCTGGCGTCGTTTAGTTCGTTTTCAAAGTAAGTAATACTATCTACAATAGTACCTAAATCTCCAACAACTTTATTATACCACGTACTCATTGATTACCACTCCGCATATTCTTCGTCTTCGTCTTCGTCATCAAAGTCGTCCTCGTAATAAGTTACGATTGCGGCTTTCATTACTTTGTCAAATTCATGAGCATTTTGTTGTAGGTCTCCCATATCAATATGCTCTTCGAAAATTCGGAGTAATCTTTCTGCTTCGTGTAATCTTTCCTTGACCGCAATATGCGTTCTAACGGAATCCCACACTTCGTGCAGTAATGCTACTTCAGGACTCATCTGTATATTCCTCTACTGTTGGTTCTAAATCATCAGGGTCAATGTCTTCTATTGCTTCTTTTTGTGCAATAGGATTCTGTTCCCACTCGTCTATAATTATCTGAAGTTTTTCATCAGTCCATCCTTTTCTGAATTCCTTGATTTCTTCACCTGTAACAGGAGAAACATAAGATAGTTTATTACCTACTTTAGTAAGTATATCCTTTGCTTCTAACATTTCTACCATACCACTATAAGGGTCCATTCCTGTTTCATATGGAATCTTAATCTGCACACCTTCGAAAGGTTTGCTGTATCTAGACTTCACTACTTTACAGGCGGCTCTTATACCTTGTACTGTAGAAACTTTGTTACCATCCTCATCTTCTTTGAGTTTAAGTTTCTTAATTGCTACTACAATACTTGACGCATATATAAAACCTTGTCCTCCACTGATTTTATCATCAGGGTCAAACATGTCTTGCGATGCGTATGTGTGGTTTGTTGCTACTATTCCAATTGGATAAGGTGCAATCTGGTTTACTGTGTTTCTAACTAAAGACGCTAATGCCTTTGGCTTTCTACCCATATCACCTTTCATATCACCTTTTTCAAATTGTGTAACATCAGTTGGTGTTAATAACATACCCAAACTGTCTATAACAAATAATAACTTAGGCATGTCGTCATATTCTAAGTCTCCATAATTTGCTTTGTAGTCTTTCATAAATTCAGATATTGCTTTAGCAACATCATCAATCATGCTTACACTAATTTTTAACAGTTTATCAGGTGTTGTTTCTACATCTAATGCTTGTAGCCATTGTTCGTCTAATGCGTTCTCAGAGTCAAATAGTACTACTTGACATCCTTGCTTTTGTGCATTTCTTACAATGTTACCAGAGCATATAAATGATTTACCAGAACCAGATTCACCTGCAAACACAGTAACTTTGCCAAGAGGAACACCCCCGGCAAAGTCTCCACTAATCAAATAGTCTAGTGTATGGTTACCAGTGCTAATCCAATCCCTAGGGTCATGAAATCCTGCACTAATACCACTGATGCTTTTTGTGATACCCGTTCTGAACTTTGTTAAGTCAAATGGTTTCTGCATGATAACTCCTTATGATGTTGATCTATTACGAATCAAGTTTAGAATGTCATCTGCTGATTTCTTGCCTTTGTCTTCATCTACTGCTGGAGCAGTTGCTACAGGCTCAGCCACCGGTGCTGGTGCAGGTGCAGTTTCAACAACTGGTGCTGTTGTTTCTGCTACTGCTGGTGCAGGTGCTGTTACTGGTGCCGCTACTGGAGTAGGTGCTGGTGCTGTCGCTTGTGCTGGAGCACTAGTTTCTTGTACCGCAGTTGCAGGAATTTCTACGCCATATGGCTTGTAAAAATTACCCCACTTCATTGGATCATACAACTCACCATCAACTGATGCCGCAAACATTTCTGAAATTGCTTGATAGCCTTCTGCTGTAGGTTGTGCAGGTAAGTAGTCACTAAGTGCAAATAAGCCGTTAGTGTCAATTGCCGCTAGTTGCGTTTCATCTAGTGAACTGTCTTTACGAGCCCAGTTTGATGTACTATAATCAGCATATTGTCCTTTAGTAGTTTTAGTAACTCTAAAGTCACAGCCATTAACATAATCAGTTGGAATATTTTCCATATCTGGGTCCATTAGTGCGGACTTAATTATATTAAAGATCTGTGGTGAAATTACAAATCGTCTGATTGGATTTTCAGGTGCTTCCTCTGATAGAGGACTGTCATTCACAAACCCTTGGAAAATATAAGAACGTTTCTTCCAATATTTTCTGCCCATATCTTCTAATGAAGCATCTTTAAACCAAGGACGAACCTCAGTAAGAACTGGACATGTGTCACCGTACATTTCACCACAAGGTACTTGTACTGTAACTGGTTTGTTATCTCCGCCTTTCACACCTGGGAAGGTAAGACGAATCATTTGACGTTCAACCCAAAAGAAAGTATTATCAGGATTACTGTCAGGTAAGAACCTTAGTGTAACTGATGTACCTTCGTCAATATTCCAGTGAGGGAAGATTGCGTTATCGGATTGCTTATTGTTGGAACCAGGCTTGGTTTCCATTGAGGCGAGCTTTGCTCGTATTTCTGCTAATGAGGCCATGATATTTCTCCTATATGTTTGCCATGTTTGCCATGTGTGTTATCTACAATTAGTGGATAACGGGTTTATTATAATTGCCTAGATAAGAAAAGTCAACCGTTTTTTTAAAATTAATCTAAAA